TGGGTCAATGCGTCGAGCAGCTGGCGCGTGTCGCCGGTCGTGCTGATGTTGATGGTCACTGCCCCGCCGCCGCCAGCCAGCCCCATCTGCCGCGTCTCCATGCGGATCATGCTGTCCCAGATGTCTTTCAATTTCGGCAGGTATTCGTTGTTTTTTTCGAGCAGGTGCAAGAGATGGATTTGCGAGTAGCGAACTTCCTTCTCGATCAGGTCCAACGTCTTGTTCATAGCGGCAAACTGAAAGTTGCTGATAATGGACGACACCGCCGTTGCCACGCCAGCCACCGCATTGACCACCGCCGTAACCGGGTTGGCCGCCGCTACCACCGATCCAATGCCGCTGCTGGCCGACCCTGCCGCGCTGCTAATGCCGGGTATCGCGCCCATGGCCGCATTAGCCCCGCCGCCCAGCACGCCGGGTATCGCCGAGGTCGCCGTGCGCGCCCCCGTGCCGCCCAACAGGCCGCCAAGTGCGCCGCCGACACCGCCCAGGTTGGCCATGAGCCCGCCGAGAGCAGCGATGACTTTGTTGATTCCGTTCTCGATCACCGTCCGCACAAGCGACTTCGCGATCTGCTTGGCGAGTTCCTCAAACTTCTCACCCACCTTGCCGCCGCTGACGATGATGTCGGCCAGGCCGCGCGACAGGTCGGTAACAATGGTGGAGACCTGCCGGGAGATGGCCTGCTGCGTTTTTTTCCAGTCGCCTGCTGCGTCGCGCGACAGAATCTTTATCATCTCCGCATTGCGCTTAGCGGAGCGCGCCTGCTCCGCGCCCGTAAGTACGGCCTCGCCCGGCAGGCCCGGCATGCCCATGGGATTCGGCAACTTGCGAATGTCAATGGCGCTGCTAATGTCCGGTGGCATATCCGCAATCCGCATCTCGCGCAATGCGGCAGCAGCGGCCCCGGCGGCACTGCCGTATTTCACCAGCGCGGCCACGCCGTCGTTCAGTCGCTGCGTGTAGTCGGATTGCAGAATCGACAGACGCTCTTTCAGGACAGCCGTCTTAAAGTCTTCCTCGTAGCTAGATACGACTACCTGCCGATATTGCTCTATAGCACCCGTAGCCGCCGCCGACGCTTGCGTCAACGATTGCGTGGCAGCCGTTGCCGCGCCGGTCACTTGCCCCTTGGCGCTCAGGCTCTTGGCGATCTCCAGCAACTTCGCGTTGAACTCGTCAAGGCCGATAGCTCCTGACCGATACTGCTTTTCCAGTTCCGCGACTGCTGGAGTCTTTCCGCGCAGCTTTTTCAGCAGCATTTCCGTCGTATTCGACAGATTCAAACCAGAGCGATTCAGCGACTCTTGCGCGTCGTACCATTCGTATCCCGCATACGCCAAAACCGCCAAGCTGGCGACGGCCACGGTGGCAGCCGCCGAAAACGAACCAATCGCAAGCGTCGCCGCTTGCGTCCCCGCCCTTACGCCAGCCATGGCCAGCACCTGAGCGTTCAGCGCCGCGCCGAACGCACCCACGACGCCGATGACAGCGGCAATGGCGACTTTGAGCTTGATAATGCCCTGAATGATCGCAGCGATCTTTTCGGCCATTGTGCCAAGCGCCAGAATTGCCACCGGCAGCGCGGCGGCAAACGCGGCCAACTCAATTACGGTTGTCTTTGTGCTATCAGACAAAGCGTTGAACGAATCGGCTAGCGCCTTGGCGCGTTCGACGCCGGGGTTCAAAAACTCGTCGATTACCTTTTCACCGACTGGCAGTAGTGCCTTTCCGAACTCGGCCGCCGTCTGCGTCGCCGCGTCGCGCAGGTTTTCAAGGCTGTTCTTGAAGGTGCCGCCCGCCCGGTCGCCTTTGGCCAACTCGGCAACGATGATGCTGATGAACTGCTGCGACGAAATGCCCAGCTTTTCAAACGTCTTGGCGGGATCGCCGAGCGCCGCTGCGCCAAACTTTTCCTTGATGATTGCGGCAATCTGCGGGATCCGCTCGATGATCGGGTCAAGGTTCTCTTTCGTGACCTTGCCGACTGCACCTAGCTGCGACAACTGCCGGATGACTTCCGAAAAGTCTTCGCGGCCGCCGCCGACGACGGCCAAAGCGTTGCCCAATTCGCTCATAATGCGGCGCGAGTCTGCGGCGCTATTACCCAGCGTCTGAAGTCGGATTGAGCCCTTAACAGCGTCTTCTAAATTCAAGCCAGGTAGCTTTGCGACCTCTTTCAGTCGCTGCAGCTCGTCAGCCGCCGCGCTGGTGGACTTCATCGTTGCCGACAGGCCTTTCGACAACGTCTCCATGTCCGACGCGGCCTTGAGTGCCGCGGCACCAGCCAGCGCCAGCGGTGCCGAGATTCCAATCGACAACGCCTGCCCGGCCTGCGCCACGTCCGCGCCGAAGCGCTTGATTTTATTCAGGCTGGCGTTGACCTTCTTATCGAAGTCGTCGGTCGATGCCCCGATGCGAACGATCAGGTTGCTGAGAACAGGCATTAGCGGCGACCTCGCGCCTTAGCCGCCGCTTCCCTCGATGCCTTTTCCTGCTCCTGGTGCTTCATGTCCAGATACGCTCCCCAATCGGAAAACTCGCTCGATGACATCGTCGCCAACAACTGACCAACCGTCATGTGTAGGTGCTCGGCGAGCGCAAACGCAAACTTACGCTCGCCGGTTAGTTTTTTGTGGCTTCAGCCGCCGCGTTCTCGGTTAGGCCAGAGATGCGGCAGATTTCCGTTACAACGCGGTCGATCACGCTGCCGGACATCCCCAACAGCGCGTCCTGGTGAGCCTGCTCGAATACAGGCTTGCCCGTCTCCGGGTCAAACGCCGAAGCGATCAACAGCCGCACCATGGCAAGCGCCGGTGTGCGCTTCGCATCTTCTCCGAAACGGATGCGTTGGCCAGCGTCCATCTCGGTGATTCCAATCTTCGCGTCCCATTCGGGCACGTCGATCACTTCCGTTTTAAGTTGCACCGCTAAGATGCGGTCGGCAAGGGTCTTCATACCTAATAGTCTACGATTCCGATGGTCGAGAAAGATACGTTCTCGCGGATGATCTCGTTCTCGCCGACGCTAATACCAACCGACGATTGCGACGCGCCGAAGCGCCAACGGACGGTGTTGGAGAAGTCGGCGTAAAGGTCGATCACGTAGTAGCTGGCCGAGTTCGTGACAAAGTACGCGTCGTCGTAAAACCGGCCAAAGGTACAAGTACCCTCACGCTGCACGACGGCCCGCGACTTCCAGGCGTCGCCGAACACTTGGACCTCTTCAAGCGTCGGAGTGATATCGAGTGTCCAGTCGGTGCCCTGCGCCGCCTTGGACAGCGTCAAGAACGAGCCGGTGACGGTGATTGCGCCTGTCGGCGTGTAGGTCGGGAACACGATCTTTCCATTGCCCCAAGCCACTTGGTAGAACGCTGGGGAAACGGTGGTCGCGCCGTCCAAGACGGTCAGCGAGGCGTTGGGATTGATCGCCCGGCGGGCGGCCAGCGTGATCTGGTAGACGCCGCCGCCCAATGCGGTCGTCGCCTGCCCGGTCATGCTGGTGCCCGCCCCCGTGGCGAGGTAAATGTCTGCGTTGCGGCCTGCGAGAACTGCCATGGTGGCCTCCTAGGTCTAGGTGTACGTCAGCGCGCCGCTGCCGGTAAAGGTATAGCTGGCAGTCACCAGCCCGTTCTCGCTGGCATTGATCGACGCCTGCACAAAGGCAGTGCCGCTGTAGTAGTTGGTGCCGTTGATGTAGAACCGCGCACTGACCGTCGTGCCGCCCAAGAACGCCGTATTCAGCGCCACGTGACCGTTGGTGTCAGCGTTATCAAAGCGGCCAGAGGCCGTGCCGCTAAACTCGCGGATGGTAGCAGTCCTTTCCTTCCACGTGTCGCCGAAAGACTGCGTCTCTTCGAGGCCGGTCGACACGTCCAGCGTCCATGTGTCGATCTCCAGCACTGTGTTGGTGGTGAGTCGGAAACTGCCTGCGTTGCCCGCTAAAATTGCCATGTGTGCTCCTTAGACGTCGTGGATAATGTCAAATTCTACGACCGTCGCGTAAAGTTGTTTGTCGGTTTCGAGCGCGTCTTCGTACTCGTTTCTGCGCCCATTGAGATGCGTGCTACGAACTGTGAGGCCGCTGGCCATGGTGATGGCCGCTTCCTGACCCATGATGGCGGTGTAGACGATGTCGGCCAGGTCGTCGCTGGCCTTGCCGTTGCCCTGCGCCATGCAGTAAAAGTTGACTGGCCGGCGCGTTGCCGTCGGATTCGCCCCGATGGAATGAAACTGCTGGTCGTCGATCATTTCAATGACGACGCACGGGTACTTAGTGGCCCGGCCTTGGTCGGCGTGCGCGTCGTATACCCGCGTGCCCACCAGCGCCGTTACTGGCGCTTGCGTCTGCAAATACTTGTACAAAGCCTGGTAGAGCCTCATGCGGCCCTCGCAATCGCTTCAAACGCGGCCCTGGCGCGGGCTTCGATCAGTCGCTTGATCTGCAGGCGCTTCGCCTTGATGGAGTCGCGAAAGAAAAACGCGGGCCGTGCGCCGGGGTGCTGAATCTTTGTGCGGACCTGGTCGCCGAGCCGCGCCAGCCACGAGAACGCCGCGCCGCGGATCCGCATCTTCTTGCCCTGAATCGTGCGAGCCTTGGTGCCAAACTCAACCATAAAGGCGTGCGGCGCCAAATCCTTCAACGTAAACGTGTAGGCCTGCAGAAAAAATTTGTACTTGCGGCCTTTGGCCGACTTGACCGACTTTTTCAGATCCCCAGGATTACGGATCGCGCCGAAGCGATGAGTCGGATAAGACGCAATCGGCGCTCGGCGCTCAACCTCATCTTCAAGCATGCGCGCGCCCTGCAGAATGGCGTCTTGCAGCGCCGGGCCTTCGGCCGTGGCCATGAGCTTTGCAAACTGCTGCGTCAGTTCGTCGAGGCCCTCAACTCTGATATTCCGCGCGCGTGCCATTAGATCAGCACCTCCAGCGCCTGCATCACAAGCATTTCGTTGCGCTCATCGGGGTTCAGGATCGTGCGAATGTTAAAGTAGCGCGTCTTCCCAGTCTTCTGGTCGACGTACTTCACGCGCATCTCGGGCTTCAGGTCCTCGACGTAGCGCAGCCGAATGGTGTGCGTAAGGTCGGCCATGACCTGCCGCGCCGCGAAAAACTCGCGCCCGTTGCCGGTCTCGATGCTCGCCCAGGTCGTCGCGTACTCGGTCCATGTGTCGGTGCGGTCGCCGTTGGAGTCCACGGCGATGGTCGGCTCTTGGATGATGATTAAATGTTTCAAAGCGCCTGCCCTCATAACCACACCCGGAACGGCGCAATCAGCGCCGAGACCGCAAACGGCAGTTCCTTTTCGTCAATCGCGGAGGTCGTCCCGATGATGACGGCCTCGCGATGCTCGTAAAAATGCGCCGCCAACATACGAATCGCCTGGCGCAGTTGGTGTGGTACCTGTGTCGGCAACCCGTACCCGCACGTAAACTGCACTTCGACAGGATCGGTGTTGCGGAGCGTGTCGGTAGGCCAATCCTTCTGATACTCCAGAACGATGGCCCCCGGCGTGCGCGCCGTCGATACGCCGTACTCGGTTGCCGCAAACGTCCGCTGTGTGCCGGTCGAGTCCGTGTATTTGACGTGCGCCACCGACACCAGCGGCGAGTAGGGTAAGTGGATAACGCCGCTGCCCGGAAAGCAGTCCAGGAACATCTTCCAGGTCTGCGTCAGACAGCGGCGGTTGGTGATCGTTTCGATGTGATCCGTTGCCGCAAACAAATACGGCTCCAGCTGCTCTAGCGGCTGGCCCATGGCGCGGGAGTGCGCTTCGAGGTCAGCCGCTTCGAGCGGATAGCCGGTCGGGCCGGTTACGAGCTGGAGACGTAAATCCATGTGTTAGGCAATCTCGGTTGCGGTAGCAGATCCGCCGAAGCGCGGGCCAGCCAGAGCGATAGCGATGCCGCCCAAAACAGGCGAATCGACAACCTCGACGCATTTCAGACGGACGCAAGGGTAGCCGCTGGCGACCAGCTCTTCGACGTTCACCTGAATGGCGTAAATCTGGCTGCTACCAGCGGTCGTGGTAAAACCGGCCGCCGCGCGGGTCGTCATAGCGCCCTGAACGTCCGTCGACGTGATGGACTTGCTCAGAAAGCCCACAGCGCTGGTGTTGGTCGGGACAAAGTCGTCGCACGCCTCGACAGTAATTGTCGACGTGCCAGTTGTGCCAACTCCCTTGTACACCAGAAAGATGGCACTTTCGTGATTTTCCAGACTCACAACGTCCGAAGTAACTGTGCCCGCAAAGGCGTCGGCCACGGGATCGAGTCCCTTGATAAAGTGCAAATTGTTGAGTAATTCGTAACGAGGCATGTTGGGTCTCCTTAGTGCGGGCGACTTGCGCCGCCCGCTCCGGTTTTATGTTTAGGCGCGGGCCGCAGTCGTCACGAAGGGCGACAAGGAATTCGGACCCTTAAACGCAGTGATAGGCTGCTTGACGCTGCTCTGGCCGTTGGCGTCAAAGCTCCACTTAAACGTCATCTCGTCGAAGATGAACCGAACGTGCATCGACTGCGCGGCGCGAAGGCCGCCCTGCGTAATCATGACGTACTTGCTCATGTTGGCAAGCACAATGTCCCCGGCGTCGCCAAGCGTCTCGGCCTGCTCGACAACAATCACCGGGAAACCAAAGAAGGTGCCGTACTGCATGGAACCAACTGCGCTGTTATTCGGCAGGAACACCGGCTGGGTTCCCACGGTCAGCAGCGGGAATTGACCGATAGTG